GTAGCATTTACTGTAAATGGAATTACTCTATGAATATTTGTTTGTGAAATATAATTCAAATATCCATCAGATGTCATCCAAACACTACCGGGAGTTGCAGAAGAAACTGAAGCGACAAAATTTCCTTGATAACGGTAAACCTCTGTTGAGGTCGGACAATAACAGAGAAATTCTCCTTCAACCCAAATGCTTCCCGGTAGTGCTGGCATATGCTATGTTCCTATTTATCACTCCTCAAACACGATAAATGGTTCAAGCATTTTTAAATCAATAGCAGACAATTTCATATGTTCTAATTCAGAAATTGTTATTTTTTCAAATTGATAAGTAATTTTTGTGGAAAGCAATTCATTCAATTCAGAAGAAAATTTGTCCATGTTTTCGGCTTTTACGCGCTCAAATTCTTTACCATCTTCAAAAACCCGTTCACCATATTTTCTAATTAGAGATAATCGCATTTGGTCAAAATAGTTTAGTTCTTTTTCAACAAAATCAAGAAGTTTCTTCAGACGTAATGCAAGTCTAATGTTGATTACGTCTGAAGAAAATACCTTCTTTAATACTTCAACTCTATCAAGTAAATCTTTATAGGTCAATACCAATTCAACGGACATTTTCGGCTTTTCTCCCAATTTTATATTTTGGTTCAAGAATCCAATCTTTTTCAGAATGCTTCAAAATTACAAGATTGCTACGATTGAATGGTAGTTCTTCCTTGGTTTTTTCCGGATCAACCAGCTTGCAAAGACCCCATTCATCTAGTAGATTTGCAATCAAATTTCTTCGTTTGATGTCATATTCATCTAATGTGGTTTTGCGTCCGTCTAAAGCAAAAAGTTCTTTAAAATGAACAATATAGTACTTTCCTTTTTTGTGAAGAATATGACACGTTTGGAACAACTTTTTTTCTTTCTTTGAAGGAATTCCGATACGAGTTAATGTCTCTTTGATTTTAAGGAAATCTTCATCAGAAAAAAGCTGAACTTCAACAAATGTCTTAATCAATTCATCTCTATTTACCATCTTCATTTTTCTCCTGTTTTCAAGATATTTTGGATATTTTCTAATTCTGAAGCCGAAAGAATCTTCAAATATTCCCTAGCAATTCTTTTACTAACTCCATAATATTTAGCAACCAAATCAACATCTTCGTTATTTTCCAATTTTAGCCAAGGGGAATACCGCTTTCCTTTTCTGACTCCATTCACATAGTATTTATATTGGATTTTTTTATCTAAATGCCAATTTTTGTTCATTTCGTTAGCAAGTAAAATTGTTTCAGGAAAATATGAGAAAATTTTGTTGACAACATACGGAACGTAATCTGACGAATTGAAATCATCAATCAAGTCATCGTTTTTGAGATAATTGATAGATTGGAGAATTTCTTTCAGATTAGGCATTTTTGAACACACAATTGGCCATAATTTCAGTAATCATAGCCGATAAATGAATTTCTGGATCAGCAACAAACGGAAGCTGGTATTGATATTGAGCTAAAATCAAAATCAAAGCTGGACGCGAACTTGGTTCCAGATGATCCTCAAAATAGTCAAAAATTTGACGGATAATATCTTGTGGATTGGAATTGAGATTGGCTACCACCCACTTCCTCATTTCTGAAAAATTCTTTTCTTTGACAATTTTCAATAATTCACGAATGTTACTTTCTGTGAAATACGACAAAATGCCAACGTCAATTTTGTCATTAGTCTTTGCATATTTTTCCAATTCTGACAAACATTTACGGAAATCGGGATAGTTCTTTGCAACAACAGAAGCAACTACATTTTCATCATATTCAACTTTTTCTTCTTTGAGAATAGTCATTGCCCGCTTACCGAAAGCCAACATAAGATCCAATTTTTCTGCTTTCGGAAACGTAAATTCAAATATTGACAAGCGGCTAAGAAGCGGTTCAATGATCTTTTGTTTATAATTACCAGTCAAGATAAAGCGGCAATTTTTGCTATATTCTTCCATAAATGACCGCATCGCTGGTTGAAACGATTGCGGATTGAGGTAGTCCGCTTCATCAATAATCAAACATTTCAATGGATTTTCATTGAAAGATATAGTTGTGGCAAAATTTTTCACCTTACCACGAAATGTATCAATACCAGATTCATCGCTACCATTAATGATCATGTAGTCCAGATCTAATTCATTACAGAGGGCTTTTGCAATTGTGGTCTTTCCAGTCCCCGGCCTTCCAATGAAAAGCATATTTGGGAAACTACCTTCCTTCACATAATTTAGGAAGGCAGTTTTTAGTGTTTTTGGAAGAATACATTCCTTGACTTTTTTCGGCCTGTACTTCTCAACCCAAATGTCATTCTTCATTAAATTCTCCCTGAACATAATATTTCAATCCCAAAGAATCATTATGAAATAAACCAATACCACGCGAATCAATATAGACTTCGTAAGACTCGCTAATAAACTTGAATTTCTCAATGTTGAAAACAAATTTGGAATTTGGTTTAATTTCTCCAGAAAAAACAACTGAGAGCGAATCAGATGTTTTATTGTTTTGATCCTTCACCGAAATTTTCACTTCTTCATCATTTTCTTCAATAATAATGTTTTCACAACCTAAAATTGCTGCTGCTTTTTGTAGTCGGATTAATTCATTTTTTGGTAGCTGAAATGAAGCTGCAATGTCATTTAGAACAACACTTTTCTTTGGATAATTGATCAATTGTGGTGAACAATAGAAAAACTCAATCTGTTTATTTCCCCCAGTAATTACCAAACTTTTTTCAAAGAATTCAATGGAAGGATTTTCTTCGGGAGAATCCAGAAGAAGATAAGCACTCAAAAATTTTTTCAAATCATATAACGCAAAATCAATAGGAAACTGAATCGGACTATTTGCTTCAGCAATAATAGTCTTATCATCAGAAATTGTTGAAATTACAGGAGAATTTGCTTTGATGTAAATGCTGTTGTTGATTGTAGAAAAATTAGAGAGAATTTTGATACAATTTTGTGTTAATTGTGTCATACATTATTTACCTCACTTACTATGATATCACCGGGTGATTTCAACGTCAAGTATGTTATTGAAGTGCTTCTTAATGAAATTCTTGTTCAGATTTTTGTAAGGATTATTCTTTTTGACCATATTAACAAGTAATTCTGCTTCTTTTTGAGAAACAGATTCCAAGAAATTTACAAATTGTTTCTCCTTCTTTTCTAATGGAATATCAGTTGATTCCAAGAATAAGTACATTTTCTTGGAAATATTTTCGTAATTATTGTCTGATAATCCAAGTGTTGGAAATTTGTTTACATATTCAAATTGACCACGATGTTTGAAAAATTGAATATTTGGATTATGGAAAGATGCTAATGCAATTTGAACTGGCCGCTGGTTAATGTATTTTTTCAAGAACTCAACACGTTCTTGTTCGTTCTCAATAAGATTTGCTTTTTCAAGAACTTCTACGGTAAAATATCTCATTCAAAGTCTCCTATTTTCGTTAGTAATGTATTCAAGTTATGTTCTCTCAAATATTTATATATTGAGATCAATCCCGGCTTTTCTCTTTTTCTTTCTTCAAAGAATTTTTGAAAAATTTCATTATAGTATTTTTCTGGAAGTTCAGTCAAATCAATAAGTTTCTTATTTCGTCGGAAACCGTGCTGTTCATTTTCAAGCAAAGAAATATTTGGATAAGATGAAATTATTTCAGAAATGCGCTTCTTAGACACTCTCTTTTGCCGTTTACCGTTCACGACAAATGTATCATCATCTGATAAATAATTCGGTATCCCGTCTCCAATATCACCACTCAAAATTTTCTCTAACAAATAAATGGCTGGATTTTCAGCGGAAATGAAATTTTTTTGTGTAGGTGAATACTGCTGGACATTTTCAAATTGTTGTAATTGAACAAAATCTCTATCTCCCGAAATAATCAACACAGGTTCCATGTTTTTTGTTGTTTCTAATGTATATTTCGTTAAAACGAAAATAACATCATCGGCTTCACATTTATCAACTTCAACAAACAAAAACGCCAAATTTTCACGAATTTCGTCTTTGATTTTGTTCAAAGATTTGAAAATTTCGTTCCAATCTAAATACGACAATTCACGTCGTTTTTTTCTGTTTTCTTTATAAAATGGAAAATAATCCTTTCTCCAATATCGCGAAGAATGTGAATCAACGGCGAATACAATTTGATGATTAAATCCAAGAAAAGATTTAAATTTTGTATTATATGAACGAATACTATTCAAAACCAAATGCCGCAAAAAATTTTCTTCAACATACTCATTTTTTGTAATATTGATTTGCTGCATCAGGTTGCTAATCAATAATTGATTTAAGTCTATTAAAATCATAATCTTACAAGAAAAGGCGAG